CATAGAAGCCAGGACCGACATCCGTAAGTCTAGCTACAGAAGCATCTAGAGCAACAAGTGCTCCGTCTCCACTAGCAGATACATTAAAGTCACTTCCGGTGAATTCAATAGAATCAGTGACAACGGTAGTGCTGTCGTCCTTGACTACAATACCATAGAAACCGGGTCCGATATCCTGTAGACGAGCTGCATCTGTATCAGCAGTAGGAGCCCCCAGGTTAGTAAGTTTATTACTCCCCATAGACTGATCACCAGAGAAGTCTCTGGTTCCGTCTACTAGAATATACTGGGAGTGGTCGTCATCACTTAGGCCCGCAAGCTTACCGTGATCAATGTTCTCTTCATGTAGAGAAAGAAGAGGCTTACCGGAACCATCAGACTGAAGGTAGAAGAAAGCAGAGTCTACAACAAGAGTATCGTCTTGTTCACTATAGCCACCTGCCTCAGACTCCTTAAAGATTACTCCGTAAAACTTATTAGTAGCATCTATCGTAATCTCAGTAGAATTAGAAGATAGCGCTATTCCTCCGGCAGCAACTAAAGACTTGAACTCTAAGTCCACCCCAGCCTTATTAGCAAAGACCCCTTCACCGCCACCAAGATTAGAAGCGGTATTAGCTTCTCCACCTGCTGCACCGGGGAAAGAACTCAGTACAATAGAAACTAGGGGTTTACTCGAACCATCAGATTGTAGGTAGAAGAATGTTGAATCGAAGACAAGGGTATCGTCCTGTTCGGTATACCCATCAAGCTCAGACTCCTTGAATATCACTCCATAGAAACCGGGGCCAACATCATTAAGAGTAGCCATCTCCTCGCCGGTTTTCAAGTAAAAAGCTTCCGCGCGGACTTGATCCTCAAAACAACCAGTGCCCACAACATGAAGATTAGCAGCCGGAGTTGCCGTGCCTAATCCTACATGCCCAGTAGTGTCAATTACTAAAGCATTCGCTTTGGAGGTCTGATTGAGGACAACTACATCAGTCTTATTGCTATCTTTGAACTTAAGTTGGTTATCGGTACCATCTGTCTGTTCAATCTCCCAAATTCTACTCCCAGAACGAGTAAACCTAAGTCCTGATTGAAAAGTAAGATCCGTAGTATCAATATCAATTAACGAGGTCGAGGCTGAGGAGACTATTAATTCTACCGAGACGCTGGAGTCGGTCCTAACGAGGTTGACTGCTCCGATCGCACTATCAAGAGCCCCAATGTCAATCGGCCCGTCAAACCCATCTAAGAGAATACCTCCCCCAGTGCGCGCAGTGAATTGGCCTATACCTGGGATGTAGAAGCCTTCTCCGGTTACTCCGCCGCCGACATGCAAGTTGCCTTCTATGATGCCCAGATTTTGAAGGTTATTATCTCCAAGATCCAAATCACCTGTCATCGAGCGGGTACCGTCTATTAGTAAGTACTGGAGATGGTCGTCGTCACTTAAGCCGGTCAAAGCCCCGTGATCGGTGACGCCACCTCCACCGCCAGCAGAACCCCTAAAATTAACAATTGCTTCATCTGTATTGGGGTCGTTTTGAGTGAGGTAGAAGCTAGAAGCTTCAAAGGCGAGGGTGTTGATTCCTCGATACGACTGGGCGTCGTCGGTCTGCTTTACGGTGATACCGTAAAAGTCATGGAAGCCGCTCTCGGCGGCGAGGCGATCTCCCAGGCCATCACTAGGTGGGGCTGTACCCGGCACGCCTTGACTACGTGTATAATCAAAAGCCGACCGTAAGGTCGGCTGTGTGCGGGTCCAGTTATTGAGGGCCGCAATCTGCTCGTCTGTGAGAATTGCCATTACTTCCCTTGATTAGTTACAATGATGATGCCCTAGAATTTGGATTCTTCTCTATCTCAAGTTTCTTTCTGCGTTGGGACAGCGATGGAAATATTCAAAGACAAGCCTCCCTTAGGTTCCACACTAACTACCTTTTCCTTCTGAGGGGTGAGGTAGTCGTTAGCGTTAGCCGAAACGCCCATGACCTTTTCGTGAAACATGGATTTCAGTTGCTTGTCTGCGTCCTTGTAGTGGTTCTCAAAATAGCCATTTGAATACACACGATCTGCTTCTTCCTTCTGAGGGAGGTAGTCGTTAGCGTTAGCCCAAGCGTCCATGACCTTTTCGTGAAGCATGGGTTTCAGTTGCTTGTCTGCATAGCCATTCGAATACACACGATCTGCCTTTTCCTTCTGAGAGCGGTCGTTAGCGTTAGCCCAAGCGTCCATGACCTTTTCGTGAAGCATGGATTTCAGTTGCTTGTCTGCGTCCTTGTAGTGGTTCTCAAAATAGCCATTTGAATACACACGATCTGCTTCTTCACGGGCCTTCAGCAACGGCATAAACTTACGGGCTCTGAATAGGTTCCTCTTCTCAAAGAGACCGGGCTTCAGCTTCTTAGGAGACTTAACCCTATCACCTCCCTGTACGTCCACAGGCGAATTGCTGGGAAAGATTATGTGGTTGATCTCGGGGTCCAATAGAAACCCTCCTACTTAATTATGCCTTTTATTTGCTTGATCAAACTAAATTGCTAGAGTGATCTTACGTCGGGTCCTCATCACGGCTGAGGTTGTTGCTCAGACCCTTTCGATGAGCCGTGGCGATGATTGCGCGAGTTCCTAGCGATCCTCCCGTAATGGTCACGGTGTTGTTACCCGCCGTCAATGCTCCGGCTGTAGCAGTGATGCCGGTCGTTAAGGCTCCGAGAGCCGTTGTAGACTCCAAGCCCGGAACAGTGATGGTATCAGAGCCGGACTGAAGCTCTACGTCCCAGATCATGATCTGTTGGTTCGCCGAAACTAGATCAAGGAACTTCACGCTCTTAGTGAAATGGGGATTGTCTAGAGATGCCATTTTTTACTCCTATGAGAAGAATGAACCAAAGAAATTGGCCCGGTCTTCAAGTGTCTTTTTCTGTTGTGACTGTACTCGCTCCAGCCCCTTAATGTTTGCCGATGATTCAGAAATATCAGCTAAGTTGCCCATGCTACGAATTTGTGCTCCACCCTTACGAAGAGCCATCTCATCTAGAAGGGCTCGACTCTGCCCCGCTGCTTGCCGGTTTCGCCGCATTCTACGGCGCTTCCTTTTAGCCTTCTTACTGCCTCCAAATAGCCCTTTGATAGACTTAAAGGCACTTGTAATCGGCGAGAAAGCACCAGCAGCCCACTTCAAAGGATTCGTGACAACATTCCTAAGATCATAAAAATCACGAAGCCCGTGTCCGAGGGCCACGCCGGCTTCCTGCTGACTACTCGCCAAGTCCTTAAGAGTTTCTTTAGTTAAGTCGAACTTACTTCCCCTTGCCCCTACGCGGTCACTAGTGCCTGCCTGTAGGCCCGCAAGCAGTTCAGGATTACTCTGATTCATGATATTAAGCTGTTCTTGCGCCTCGGCAGCCATCTCTTCAAAACGAGTCTTCACAGCCTCTGAGCGCTTGCCCTTCTTGTAAGACTTCCTGAGGAGCTTGCCTTTACGCACCTTACCCTTCTTGCCTATCCTGTCTGGGGCTCTCTCTTGAAGGGTCGCCCACACCTCGTCGGCCTCTCTTGCAAGCTCAGGATTAGCCTTATTAAACCGCTGGTGCATCTTCTTCCACTTGATATTAGGATCATCGAAAGCTTCCGTAACCACATTGGAATGCTCAATAGTCTGTCGGAGTTCCTGCTGCTTCTTTTGAAATTCAGAAAGTTTCGTGCGCTCGGCTCCAAGCTGCTCCTGGCCGGCAGCGAATGACTCCAAGCCGGGCTGTTGCGCGGCTTCATACTCTTTCTTAATGGTAGACTGAAACTGCTCTTTAGTTCCCTTGAAACCCTTAGCACGCTCATGCAGGCCCCTAAACTTCTTCCTCTCCCCCGAACGACTGGTGTCGGCGAGGAGAGAAGTACCTAGAAGCGGGTTCTTCTTTAGAAGACCTTGAGAGCTGTATGCTGAAATAGCCAATACTTACCTCTTCTTGTACTGCTGGCCCTTGCGATATGCTTCCGCGTCCCACTTGTACTTCGTCTTGTGCTTAGCCGGCTTATGCGGGGGGAGGGCATTCTTAGAAGGAACTCTGGTAGTGCCCTTCTCTAGAGCTTTTTGCCTTAGTGCTCCGATAGTAGACATTTACTTCTCCATAAAAGAAAACCCAGGTGGGAGGGATATTGTTCCTCCCACCCGGGATCATCTTACATCACTTACTGACTTCCGGCCTAGTAGGTCGGGAGCGTCAGGTTCGTGATCTTCGCACTTTGGTTCAGGTACCGGCCGACATTCTCACAGTACGCCTTGAGGAGTACGGTAAAAGCGTCCTGTCCGGGCACCCAGGCCATGTTAACCCTCTCGTCAATCGAGAGAGGTCGCACGATGCCGCGCTCGATAGCGCCGAGGTTCAGGAAGAACACCTCGTCCGGCAGGGCGGCCCACGTCACGAGCCAGGGACGGCCCTCAAACGTAGTAAGCTCCTGCTGAGCACCAAGCTCAAGACGCATGTCGTTGAACCGGCGGAAGGGAAGCGCGATCTCGGTATAACGATCGTACTGATCGTGATTCGAAATCATCGCAAACCCGTCCAGGCTCTCGACGGCGGTCTCGATCATGAGCTGCTTGCGGAGGCGGCGCAGCATGGACTCGTCCAAGCTGGTGCTCGCGGCATTGATGACCTTCGACTGAAGAATCGGGAAGGTCGTGCGGCTCAGGTTGTAAATGGTACCGGTGTTGTTCACCAGTGCCGGAAGGCCAAGGGCCGTATTCTCAGCCGGAGCAGCAGCTTCGCTCTGCTCGCCTGAGATATAGATACCGTCATCAACTGAGGCGGTAACTGCGGCCGAGACGGTAATCGTGTTCGAAGACACGTTCCGACTCGTAACAGTCACCGGACCAGCCTGACGGAGACCCGTGGTGTTGTCGAGGAAGACAATAACCATGCCCGAGCGGAAGGTACGTGCGTCGTCAACCGCGACCGTAGTCGAAGCTGCCGGAGCAGTCGCCACGTTCGTGATTCGACCCGTGCCATCGCTGCGCAGGAAAGTCGTCTCGAAGTTAGCACCAGCACGCTTGACCGCGTTGCTGATGGCGTCAGTGATCCCCGCCGCGAAGGCATCTTCGCCACCGCGTCGAGAAACGGCCTCGGCGAGTCCCGAGAAGGTTACCGTGTGGTAATACTTCTTGGGCCGCACGCGGGCCTGCTTGATGCGCTCGTTCCCCGCGGACGGGAGCGAGTTGTCGTCGGTAGCACGCCAGCCACCTCCGGACTCATTACCGTCGATGCGGAGCGCGAAATAAGCGCCGTCACCGGATGGGATAAACCGGGTGTTCTCCTTCAAGCGGCTGTGAACCGGCGCAGAAAGCTGCTGCATCTGACCGATGAAGTCCACAACGTACCGACGAAGAAGCATATCACCCAGTGTGGCAAAAGTTTCCATTTGATGAAAACTCCTTTAGGTGTGATCCCTATCCAGATCTCGTAGCGTCTGAGTTTAGCTCTGTCGCGTAGCTCGTAGGAGCTTCGCCACATCAGCCGCGAACTCGTCATCACCTAGAACGGCACTTCCGTCCTTGTTGGTTTCTGACCAGTTCTTACCCATAACATTATCCACGACATCCTCGGGTGTGCTCGGACGAGCTGCCTCGGGGATCGATTCGGTTACTTCTGTTCGTATTCGGTTTTCGATAGCACCAATAGGCTCCTTATATTCCTTGATCATCTCAGCGAATGTACTACGAAGGGTGTCCGGAATTGACTCCGCACCGCCCTCCTCAATCGCGTTCCAATCTACACGGGGCGTCCACATCTTACCCAGACGGGCCTTATCTACGTCCGTGTACTCTTCGGGGAGCGAGGCGAGCAACTCATTCGCGAAACTCTTGGAGTCCTTCCAGAGTGACTCTACGCGCTGCTCATTGACGAGAGCCTCAAGCTCTTCAGCCTTTGCAGCGAACTTAGTCTCAGCAGCCTTAACTGCCTTGTCATCGCCCGCGGCTGTCGCCTCAACCACTTCCTCTTCGATACCCTGGAGTGCGTTGTCAATTACCTTGACAGCGGAAGAGATATTTGTGTCATCACTTCTTCCAAGATCTCGAATCGCTTCAAGCACATCGTGCTCTTGCTCCAGCTTACCGAGCTGGGTCCGTAGGTTGTCTTCTCGCTCTGTGGCAGACCTGAACTGCTGTTCGAGGGCTCCTAGCCGTTCGGACGCTGCGTTCTTCTGCTCAATCACCTCAGAGAATCTCTCATAAGGTACTGTCTTGGCGCTCGATGCCTTCTCTTCTGAGGGGGACTCGGTAGGCTTGGTGGCTGTGGCTTCAGAAACTGCCTTCGCCACGATGTCTTCGGTCTTGGCCTCAGTGGTAGGCTCGGTTGCGGTTTGCGATCCCGCTTCATCTCCTGCTGCTGCGACCTCTAGGGCCGCGCTCAGGTCATTCGCAGTTGACATGTTGTCATCTCCTTGAGTTTTACGCCCGTGTGGAGTATACGGGTCGGGGTTTTGATCAAAGGATTTACCAGCCCGAGACGTAAAGCTGCCCATACAGGGACTCTTCGATCATCGTCTCTCAATTAACTATGCCTTTTATTTACTTGATTAGTCTATCTTTTTAGACTAATCAAAGAAAATAGAGGCCCAGGGGTGGGGGAGAAGCACCCCCGGGCCGGCGCGGCGGGCCCCGGGAGGAAAGGCCCGGCGTCGCGCAAACTAATCTACTCGACTGTCGGTGCCGGAGGCGGCACGTTCAAAACACAAATGCCATAGGCTGCAGTGAACGCTCTCTGGCAGGAACTCACATCAAGCGGGTCCTCAAACACCTCAGCGCACCGAGCTGAACTATCCCGCACAAACGGACAAACCGCTGCGGCGTCTTGCTCAACCGCAGCAATACACGAAGTGCGGATTGCCTCGAATGTCGCGTTACAGGCACTCTGCTTAGTCACGTCCACTCGCAGGCACTCCGGCTTGACGATATCTACCGACACGTTACAAGCCAAATCGGCTTTCTGCGCTGGGGTCATGACGCTCCAATTCGCGCAAGCAAACAGGCCGGCGCAAAAGATTACTGTGAACATAGCTACTAGTTTATTCATAATTCACTCCTCATTGTCTATTGTCTACCTACTTACCCGGGTATCGCCCGAGCCCCGACGGTCTGCTCGACGCTGAGGAGGCCGTGCGGACTCTCCAACTACAGCGCCAATCGTGCCTCCGCGAGGGCCTTTGACAACCATCTCGCCAGAGGCATCAAAGCCTTCCTCAGCCTTCTTGGCTAGCTCGCCCTTCTCTTTCTTGGCTGCACGCCGAGCTTTGGCCTCAGCGAGAGCTTTCTCGTATGTTTCTTGTGCTGACATTTAATTCACCTTAGGTACGGCAAGAGACTTATTCTTAGACCGTTCGTGGAGATCATAGCGCTTTAGCGGCGGAGGCGGCGGTACCTTGCAGGGAGTATCACCCGGCTTGTCCACGCAAAGCTGCTTGAACTTTCGCTGGGTGGTGGGTTTTGCTTTGGGCATTTTCTGCTCCTTTAGAATTTGATCTTAAACTCTAGCTTGGGGACTCTACCCCGCTCGGGGCTAAGACCTCGGGATCCGCCTAGAATACCGGGCTGAGCTTTACCAGTATCTCGTTGACGATAACCGGCACTAAGACTGATTCCTTTGCCAAGGGTGGTTCGAATTCCAAACTTCTTGATCTTCGTCTTCTCTGTTACGAGCTTCTTCAAAGTCCCAATAGTTGAGGGACGAACCCCGGGACCAGCCAAAATTGTCTTAGTCTTGGGCTTATCAGCCATAATTTCCTCGATTGCTAAAGCGTTAGGTGCTACAAGCATCAACATCAACGCCAATAGCAGCGACTTCATTAGAATACCTTGTCCATTGGCTTGCCGAATTGACGCGCCGCGGATCGTTTGACGTTCTCAACACCAGGATTTTCTGCTGGTTGTGGTGTCGCTTCTGCTACGCCCCAACCCATATTTGCGGTCATGGCCTCGATACCAGTATTAGTTTCTGAGTGGCCTAGGTAGTTGGGCTCAAGCACTTCAAAAGGATTCATTTTGTCTCCTATAATAGGTTCTACACTTCAGTTCGTTGTCGGGGGATTGGCCCGACTTAGATGCGGGATCACCTCCTTCTACACGATCATTAAGGTGAATCATTATGCGCCGAACGGTTTATGTGTCGCTTGATACCCTTTCGCAATCAACCGCTCTGTCATCTTTACCGCCGCATCGATGTTCCAACTATGTATGATGAACCTGCAATTGAAACTTGAAGCGTCTTGGTTTTCTAAATATCGCACAACTTCCATGCCACAATCTTCACGACCAGAGTACATATTGGTGATACCGCCAAGATCATGATCTAGAAATACAAACTCTAGGCGGTCACGGTAATCTTTCAATACGCCAATCGCTTCTTGTACCGTTTCTACCCAAAAAGTTCGACTTCGATCCTCGTCTTTCATTCTGTTGAACATGAGGGCCGCTCGCTGGGGGTCATCGTCCAAGAACAGAATTATGCTATCTTCTCGCATCTCTACCTCCCTAGCGCTTTTCCTTTCGCCCTCTTCGCAAGACGCTCTTTCTTACGGACCCCTTTGATATTTCCAGCGTTAGAAGCCGTACAAATTGCATGAGCTTTCTTGCCGCCTACCTTCTCTACACATCGCTTATACGCAGCGGGCACGTCTAATTTCCTTTGTCTCTACAAATCCACTCTGAGCCGCTAGTTTCTCTACAATCGATTCTTGAAAGACATACTGGGTAACAAGCCTTAATGAATACACCTCTTAGAACTCCATTAGGTGCATGCTCTATACACGCATCTCTACACACACGCGCTTCAATCTTTTGCATGATGTTTATACGCTCCAAGCTATCGGGCGGCACTGACATCGAAGTCACCGCCAACACTCCAGCTAGGAGGAGTTTCACTGTAGCTCTCCACCACCACCCTCAGGAGGCCCCATCTGGAGCTGTTGCTGTGCCTGCATCAACTGCATCATCTTCTGTTGCTGTTGCAGTTCTTGCATCTCAATCATGCGCTTATACACATCCTGCAACTGAACTAGAGCCTGCTGCTGATCCTGCGGTAGCGTGATAAATCCATCCTGCTTGATCTCGTTCGTGATAATAGCATGGAAGATATGCGGATCATCTTCTTGCATCATCGTAACCAAATTCGCGCGGTCATTCTTAATCAAAGAAATCATCTTCTTCGCTCTATTGACATCCGGACCGCTGGGCAGCAGTGCCTTCTTCAAACCAAGTTCATCAAGAATTGCCTGTCGCAGCCCGATATCCTCAATCGCCTGGATGTTCGGGAGGTACTGCATGATCTCAATGACCTTAGCCTCGCGCGCCTCCTTAGACACCAGAGCCATGCTCGCCGTATCAACACGTACCTGTACGTTGTCCGACAAAGCCCGTCCGGAGAACATTTCAATCGTGATCTGACTGTGCTTCTCGCGAGCAAGAATTCGAAGACGCTCGGCGTAAGCCGCATCATTGCCGACGTGCTTGATCGTCTCCTGCAGGAACGCGGAGCCGGTATCTTGAATAGACTCGTCCCACGCCTGCAAGATAGCGGATCGACTCGCCAGTGCCTGCTTCCGTAGAATGTCAACCATTGCCGCGGAGTTCACACCAACAGGGCGCTCGCCTCGGAGAATCTGCTCCGTGCCAGAGATCGACTCCATTTCAAGAATCTGCTGTTCGCGCTCCTGCTGCGCGGCGGCCGGATACGGGGGAGGATAGACAGGTGCGGGTGCCGCACCTGCTGTTCGTCTGGCATCGTACTCCCAGATCATGCCCGGCTTCCCGGTCCATAGATCTTCAATAACTTGTGAGCCCTTGGGCGCAGTCCATGTTGCAATCGGCACGGTTCGACGCCACATGATCATAGTAGTATCAATAGCGTTCACGCGCTTCAGCTTGGGCAGAAGCTTAGAGATCAGTGCGCGACCATAAATGCCGGTTACCTGGGGTTCCCAGCGGTATCGAACATACGGGTGCCATCGATCAGGCCAGCGAGGATCGTATGCGCGGGCGCCGACCTTCTTGGGCGAGTCGTATAGCAATTCATCACCAACGGTGATGATGGTCCGTCCCTGAGGCCACCTGGGAGAGGGCGCACGATCAAATGTCCGGACAACCGCATAGCCCTCCCAATAATCAGGTGAGCCAATGTAAATACTAGGACCCGGACCCTCGACTAGCTCGGTAATTCGCTCCCACCACCACAAAGCAAGAGAAGTAACGCCCTCCTCAGCCACGTCCTCCTTGAGACAGTCGAGATTCCAACCATTAGCCTTCGTAAGGCCGATACCCTTCCCGGGGCGAAGATACTTGTCCTTCAAGATATCGATCGGAACAAACTCTTCTTTCATCACCCAACCCATCTGCTCACTATTCCACGAGTGAATAGAGGGTGTGTGGAATTGGAACGGAGAGATGATGTTTGCCGAAATATCCCCGTACTCGACCTGCGTCTTCAGAACCGGACGACCGTCTTTATCGACTATTGGAATTTGACGCTCAACAAGTTGAGCCTCCGGCCCCTGCGTACCTGCTGGGAAATCGACCGAGGTCTCCTGCTCCGTCTCCGGAACTTGAATCGTCCTAGGCTTCGTTGGATCCCAGGCTACTTCAAGCCAGCACACGCCGGTATGGAGAATCAAACGAGCCATATCACGATGCTTCTCAGGCATCTTAAGAGCCTCCCAGAGATACTCTAGAGTAAGCTCTGAAAGTTCTGCGGAGGTCTGGTCTTCATCTTTATCGGATTTAGAAGTCACTCTCGGCCGCGGACGGTTCTCTGTCAGTAGGGCGACGTTCGTCTCAACGTAGCGCCCAAGGAGATCATTCGTCGGCTTGGGGATCTGGTTCGCGCCCTCTTGCACGATGGACAGATCCCCAACATCGGAGTTTGAACTATTGGCTAGTCTGGACACAAGAATGTCATCAACGTATTGGCGTCCGGTCGAGAAGAAAATGTTCTCAATCCAGCGCACAGCACGCTGCCAGTGCAGACTCTGCTTATTGCTATTTAGCGTATCCGCATACGTCTTGATAGCGGGACCAATCGTATCACTACCCGCCTCGATATTATCGATATGGTGTAGTTGGCCCTTCTCAAAATGATTGCGGTATGTTACGCTATCTTGTTTAGCCATTAACTCTCACTATTGCCGTGAAGAGATCCCTGCTTGGGAACAGTGGTAGGACGTGTAAGCACGTCAATCATATTCTGAGCGCCCTTGAAAAGTGGCTCTTCAAGTTCTTCAATGTAACGCAGATTCGTCTCGGCGCGCACAGTAATCCGGCGCCGCTCTTCAATCTGCTCGGGAGATAGATCTTCAGCAGCAGCTTCAGCCTCAGCAATCTTACTGTCTCTATACGCTTCAGGCGACTCTTTGGCTACAAGAGCATCCTGCGTTCGTGCGACCATCGCTCGCAACTCACGGATCTCTTCTACCTGCTCGGCAAGGCGCTCCTCACGCATCTCCAATTTAGCTTCTAGTACCGCTATGTGGCGAGCATTCTCAATCGCCATGTCCTTACTCCCGAACGCCACCCTAGTAATTTTCCCAGGGTCGATCTTCCATTCCCGTAACTTCACCTTCATCAATAGCGCGAGAAGTTCCCTGCTCAGCGGCAGCCATCAAATCAGTACGACGATTGGGATTATCTACTGCGTCCTTAGCCTCTCTTGCAAGTACTTTCTTGACGTTTGCCTTCTTCAACTCATTTGCAAAAGTCTTAGCAAAGTTCGCCTCGGACGCCTCGGCCCGTGCTCGCTTACGCTCCTCTTCACGCTCCCACTTTCGAATTGTTGCATTACCCTGTGCTTCATAATTGTCTGACATATCGTCTCCTATTCCTTAAGCGCCGTCTGAGGTGTGGGCGACCGTAACAACGACATCGGAGTCACCAAGAGTGCTAATGATTAGTCCCTTATCAGCAATCCAATAGGCTGAGAATTCGTTACTATCGCCCGCAGGAACATCAATGGTCAAAACCTCGTCACCGTTGTTGTCAATAAACTCAACCGTGACGGCGCCGGCTGAACCGTTAGACGCGATAATTCCTTGAACCCGCGTGGTGCCGGTCGTAATAGTTCGAGCGGCATCAAGCTCGACTCGTGTAAGTTTTGAAGCGATTGAGGGCATTTGTTCTCCTTTAGTGTCTTCTACTTAACTATGCCTTTTATTTACTTGATTAGAATAAACGGCCATATTAATCTTAGTCAGAGCCCTCTACAGCCACAAGAGACTGTAGGCCGTTCACCAGACCGACAACAGAGGCATACGGCTGCTGCACTAGAAAGGTCAATATCTGCTGTGCGAGTTCGGTAGAAATAACTAGATTCTTCGGTGCTCCCATTTTATTACTCCTTTGTTTAAGTTGGCGCGGTAATAGTTGCCAGAACAATCTCAAAAGTGATCTCGTCTGGATTGATAGCCCCCGCCGTGGGATTAATCATCGTAATTCGTACTGTATCTGCTGCAACGACCATGACTTGAACCACCAAATCATCAATTGTAGTTGCATCTGTGGTCGCAGCGAAACTAACAACGTGTGTTCCTAGCGGAGTATTAGCTACTGCGGTGTCAATAAACTCACTTCCATTACTAGAAATGGAAGGCAAATTAACAGCCGTAGTTATAACTCTAATGTTCTGGAATAGACTGTTTACTTCACCTACATTCGGGATATAGAACGCTTCAGCCGTAACCTTATCTGTAACCAGAAGTTGATCATCAATAACAACCTGTCCGTCCCTAGACTTAATCAGAAGGTCATTACCTGACTTGCTCATCTCACCGCCGGAACCGGGGGTCAAATAGAAGGCGTCAGCAGTAACAGTACCATCAAATGTCTGACTCTTATCAAATACCTCAAGGTTAACCACTGGCGAGCCGGCAAGGTTAGAAGAGAGATAAAAATCAGTGTCACTGAAGTTGAGGGTATCGACGTGAGTATAGACGTTATCTCCATCCGTAACACCAAGTGCGGGTAGAAGATCGACCGCTCCAGTGCCTCCCGTGGCGATTAGAGCCTTACCAGAAGTCACCACGTTGAAATAGAACCATGCGACGTTTCGATCAGAAACATCTACCTTGTCCGGAATAACGATCACATCCTGATCGTTCATTGTCTGGATTAGAACGGGGGAGGTGTTGAAATTGTGCGTGATCTGCCACACGCGGCCAGTCTTGTTGAACGACTTAGACTTGCCGAATGGGAACGCAAAGTTTACAATTGGCTTTCCCGCACGGGGGCCACTTGTAACCGACGTGAGATAGAAGCCGGTATTGGTATTAAAGTACAGCTCATTGGGATTGGCGAATTGTGTCCCTCCCAAAGCGCCGCTGGTGAGAATCTCACCAATGGCGAGCAGATCATGAGGCAGCGGGCCGTAAAATCCAGCGTTGGACTGGATGCCTCCTTCCGAGGTTACTTGGAATTGTCCATCAGAGAATCGAATGCACCACACATCCTCCCACACAGGAACTGCTTCGGTACCGTCGTTCTTCTGGGCGCAGAATTCCTCGCTAACTTTGTTGTACATCAACCGGTACTTGTTATCGAAACCCTGCTCACCGAATGCCAAGCCAATAAGCGCTCGGAGAGCGTTCAGGCTATCTGCCCCGTCCTCGATATCCTGAAAGGACCCTCTGACAAGGGCCTTGGTCTCAGCAGTATTGCTACGAATCTCACCCCACTGATACTGGAGGTTCTTCCCGTCAATAAGGGGCCAGGGGCTATAAAAATTGCCTGTGCGGACTGAGCTGAACAAGATTGATTATTCCTGTATGATTTCGCCTAAAACGTACCAATCAGAGACGGCTCCGGATTCGATCGTCCAATCAGATAGTCCACTCTGGACTCCCGACTTCTTGGGGGGATTAGTTGGCTTCAGAGAGATGTCTTTCGGCTTGATCGCCAAATCGCCGGGAGCAGTGGTCTCCTCAACGTGCTGCTGCTGATTAGCGGGGAACCTCCACTCATATTTTTCCCCCTTAGCAGGCTTCGAACTTTCAATAGTCCAGTTATTAGCCATACTTAAGGGCGTCTCCTGCGCATTAGTTGCGCTCCTAGTTAACTATGCCTTTTATTTCTTTCATTAGGGCAAATTTCATCGGATAAACAATGCAAACAAAAGGCATAGTTAACTAGGGAGAATTGTTCAAAAGGGGAGAGAAATGAAGTTTATTGAATCAATCTACGGCAGGCCAAACACGATTCGGACATACGAGAGTCTGTACGTGAGGCACATCGAGCCGCTGGTTCCCGTAGAGAAGTGCAAGAACTGGGCTGAGGCTGACACTCTAACGGTCCTCCGTCAATGGGAAGATAAGCTGTCGTGCAACACGATAGCCACTCTACTCCGGCTTCTTTCTAGATTTGTAAAGTTCAACGGGGGCCCCAAACTAGATACCACTAAGTTCATCAAGTCTCTGGCGCGGAGCGCGCAGGAGAAAGAGACTTTGGTACTATCTCGTCTTCAGGCTGAGTCGCTCATGCTGGAGTGTCAGAAGACGAGCCCTAAATTCTACCCGATTCTGTTGCTAGGGCTCCATGCCGGATTGAGGCGAGGAGAGGTTTACGGCCTAGAGCAGGGAGATATCGATTACAACAAGCGCAAGATTCGAGTATCTCGCAGCTACGACGGCCCAACAAAGAGCGGAAAGACTCGCTACGCCCCCCTATCAGCCGAACTCGGACAGCTTCTGGCGAACATGGGAACTGGTCGTCTGTTCAAGGTACGCGACCCGAACCCTCGACTGAAGAGGCTCTGTAAGATTGCTGGTCTCCCTGAGGCTCATTTTCACACGCTCAGACACACCTTCGCCACACTGGCGCTGGAATCTGGCGAGTCACCCAGAAAGGTCTCCGGGTGGTTGGGTCACGCCTCTCTCACTACAACCCTCGATATCTATTGGGGGGTTATCAATAACGACGAGGAGTCACTAGACTTCCTCCCAGGAGGACCGTAATGAGCAAATCCACCTACTTTGAAGAAATTGAATTTAAGACTCCCGAGTCTCCAGGGGATCCAAAGCGTCCCAAGACCGTGATTCGCCCAAACCCCGAAAAGATCAAAGAAGCTCTAGAAAAGATCGACGCGGAGTTGAAAAAGATTACAACCGGCGACAGTGATCTCACACACTATGCAATCAACAACGGCAACTTCGGGTCGCCTGTCGGGAACGCTTTCAAAAAGCTGCGGGGTGAATCATCCATAGAGAATATTAAAGCATTCATTGAGCTGGTCGGGCAGGATCTCGGCGGAAAAGCTCAGCTACATTTCAAGAAGATTCTCACCGCCACACTAGAGGAGGTTCCCAATGGCTAATCTCACAGAGTCAGATACACAGCTCATTGAAAATATCGACGGAGCATTTCATCAATTGTTTAGAGCTGCTGGGGTCTCGATCGGTCAGGACGGTATTGAGCGCATTCGAGAAATTGCCACTAAGCTTGCTGCGACCATCGAACACGCAGGCGAAGTCAAGGCAGTTCAAGTAATCCAAATATTGCAGCACGCCGTCACTCGCGCTTTCACGAATTTGGAGTCTGATTTGGGTAAGCGTGGAGTGGAAGTAGATAAAAGATTCGATGCGCTTGAGGAGCGCCTAAACAGTCTTCAAAGAGAGGTGGAGGCCCACAGAGCATTCTCTGGTGATGGTTTCTGGAAGTTAGACCGGTAACATGGAAATTCTGCTGGCAGGCCCCATCGAAGGGGCTATAGACGCATTCTACGAGCACATAAAGGGCATGAAGCCACATTGGGCAGTGTGTGCGGGAGACTTCGGCATTTGGCCGGATCCAGAGCGT